TGTTGATGAAAAACGCATCGGCAATCAGGCCCATCTGCGAATCCCGAGAATCGTAGCCCATCGGCAACCCGCGGCGATCCTGATTGATCGGCCGCAGCACATCGCCCTTGCGCTCATCGTACTCATGGTCGGCCCAGGTGATGCCGCCAGCAAACAGCGCGATGTCGGATCGGACTGCGTCCTGAGTCGCGATCATCGGCGGTCTGACAGACATCTCGCCGGCCTCGAGCAGAGTCAGGCTCATGGCCTGTAGCAAACGCGCGTCGGGAAGTCCTGCGACAGTGGCAGGGCTATACGCATATTGGGAGCCCGACACGGTCTGCCACCGCGGAAGGGTGAAACCGCGATTGGTAGCCGGGTGCTCCGACATGATGTGATTGTTGAGCGTGTCCAGATACACGATCATCCATGGGAAAGACTCGCCCTGACCTTCTTGGCCCTGATAGATGTCGGTCGATACGACCAACCTCATGCAGTCGATTTTCTGGAGATTCTGCAGATCGTTGGCCCACCGGGCGACGTTCTGGTGCAAAGCGTCCTGCCCGAACATCTGGACGAGCTGCTTCACGGTCGGCTTCCACTTCACGTAGATCTCACCGATCGCGCCGGTCTCGTTCTCAGCCCATGCGACATCGCGAAGATGCCAGCACCGATACAACAGGTGCGGGTTTTGCATGTTCCAGTTGATCTCTTGTGAGATGCAGCACTGGCCGAAGGCGGCGAAATCCGCATCGCCCTCGGTAGTGGCGCGGACCATCTGCGCATTGCGATCGTACATCGCCCACCGCTGGCGCTTGGTGGCCCACTCGAGCCACGCCTTGCCTTCGTGAGTCAGATCCTCGACCGCGTCGACCGAGATCTCGAACCAGTCTTTTGCGCGCGGCCTGAGCATCGAGGCCAACGAGGTAGAGAGCTCGCGATGCACGATGATCGGATAACTCGAATACAGGTGCTCCGCGAACTCCTCCCCGATGTAGCGCGTCAGAGTAAAGTCCGCTCGTTGCGGATAGAAGTTCTCAGCGATCTCCTGCCAGAGCGTCGTCATGGCCTTGCGATCGTTGTAGAGCTGCGAGCCGCGGATTATGAGATCTCTTGGCTTCATGCTGCTTTCTTCTTGGGAGTCAGGGCGCTGATGATTTCTTGGCCCTTGCGTTGTTCTTTGGTTAGCTTCTTGGCCTTGCGCTTTTTGTTCTCACGATAATGGCTGTAGCCAACACCGCCGACCGTGGTCTCGAGCGCGCCCATCAGCCCAGGGTATCGAGATCTGTCAACACTGTCTGGGCGCGGGAGCCGCGGCGCTTGGCCGCTTTCCTGCGCTCAACCAGCCGGATCTCTTCCTCGTCTGGGAGTGCTGCGGATTGGAACATTTTATCCTTGGCCTTTTTGATCTTGCCTTTTTTCTTTTGGCGCCGTTCCTCGTTGGTCATGTAGCCCCTGCCAACAGACGCATTCATAATTCGCTTGCTGGTGTTTTTCAATCCACTCATCGGTTCCTTCTCCTTGGTCCCAGATTGACAGACGGCCGTCGATTGACGTTGCCGAGCATCGTACCCGCAAGCTGATCTTTTCGCCACTCATGCAGATGCGTGACCGCTCGAGGACCAGAGCTCCACGCCTGCACCACGGCATCGCCGCGATCGGGGGAGCGGCCCAGTATCGCGACCGCGTCTTTTTTGCTCATCACCTTGATGCCGTTCGGCGTCAGCTCCCATGTCAGGATGGTGAGATCCGCTTTCAGCATAGGATCGTCAGGCAGCGCGATCGGGGATCCACCGTCCTGCTCCGGGTCCAGCGCCTCCATGAATTTCCAGTAGACCTCGGCGCGCTTGTTGAAGAATTTGAGCTGCTTGGTCTTGGTTCTGGCGTTCGATTTATCCATGCCAACGTGACGCATACAGTCGACGCCATTTTCCTCGAGATGCGCATACGCCTCGGCGCCAGTGCGCTCGCCGCAGTCAATCACCGGGATCGCGGAGTGCTTGCGATGTTTCAGCACCAGAGCGGCCAGATCGCGGCCGTGCGGAGTCTCGTTGCCCGGTGTCGCTATGACAGCAGGGTAGAAGCCATCGTATCGAGGAGCGAGGACCGCTTCGTCGCGTTTTGACGCCCCATCAACACCGATAGCGCACATAGGCACATTAAGCGGAGGCGATCCGAAATAGTCGGCCTGCCAGCGATTTTGCGCAGCAATGACCCAATCGGTAGGGACAAGCTGATCGGGCTCGTCTTGTCGAGCAGCCATGAAATTGCCGTCGCGGATAGCTGATCGCAAAGGCTCTTGGAGTGCGTCCAGTTTGGCAGCGTATTTGCCATCGTCAGCAAGGAACGGATTATCGTCCAGTCGTCCTGGGATAAATGTTCGTGACTCGGGCTTGAGGTATCGAGGCGATCCGTCATCGTGGTTTCTCCCTGATGGAATTCTGACATCCGGGCCCTCGACCCAGTAGTCGAAAGATTTTCCCGAATCATCGACCAGCGTCACCACCCATCTGAGCTCACCGGGCTCAGCGGGACGCTCGTAGCGATTATCCAGCCACGGCGCAAACATCGGGATGATCCAGTCGCCTGCTGATGTGGTCGGAGGATTCGAGGCCAGAATGACGCGACATCGCTGGCCCTCGTCTGCTGAGCGCACCCAACCCATGAGAAAGCGAATCGCGGCCTCACGATTCTGCACCACCTCGTCAATCGCCAGAAGATCATGCGCGCGGCCCTGCCAGTGATCCTCGTCGCCCGGTTTTGCGATACCACCAAAATCTATGATGCGACCGTCCGCTGTGGTCAGTCGTGGCTTGGATCCGTTGTAACCCTTATCGCCGCCGTTGATCTCCTTGGCGCGATCGGTCAAGCCGGTCAGATCGGTGTAATGTTTTCGGATGATGAGCGTTTTCTGGTGCTCGGTGAAGGCCAGCCCGAGAATCAGGTCGGTTTTGCCGGATCCTCCCGAGCCACCGTAGAGCAGCACATCAGCCTGACAATTGACCGCGTCATACTGCGGCCCTGGCGTGGGCATCCACAGCCGGCCCTCAGATCGCTCCTTCACCAGCGCATCCATCTCGGCCTGCTTTTCAGGCGGCAAAGCGTCGTATTTTGTGACCAGCTCGTTGATTAAAGCGGATTCTGCCGTCATCGGATTGCCTTCATCGCTTGATTCACGGTCAGCAAACTACCATACATCGGCGCAGCAAGACGCTGACCCAGTCGCCTCAAATGCTGCGCCTGCTCGTTGCGATCCCGATTGTACTTGCAGAACACGCGATGCTCGACACGGTGCGCCGGGATCTCCTGATCGAGCCGAAATTTTGGGTCCGCTAAAAACTTGGCCCACCACTTCACCGGGCCCTCTTCGGCCTGCTGCTGAAAATGGACCTCCTCATGCGCGATCAGCTCCAGCGGCAATCGACCACCGCCCGGATTGTAGATGGTGTGCCCGTAAGCAAAGATATTCCGATCCGTTACCGGCAACACCGCCCGGATGTCCTCGATGTTCGGCGGCCAGTCATCCACCACATCAGCACCGCTTCTGGCCGGCAGGCTCAACTTTTTCCGGCTCATTGCTTGTCCCGCTCAATACACCGGGCAATAAATCCGACATCGCTGCGACCCGTTTTCACGGTGTCGCGGGACGCCTCGCACCTTTCAAGCTGGCGATACGTGCCGACCTCAAATGCCGGCGCCAAAGAACACACCCCATCCACCGGGCACGAAACCAACCACACAACCAGGATCCACTCAATCATCTCCATCTCCTCGATTTTTTTTCGGGCATCCAGCCAATTCTGCAACCGCTTCCAAGCGATCGGGCTCAATTCGTTTGGCACAAAAGCCTTCGGGCTCCCGGCCGGTGAGGCGATGCCATCGGGCCTTCCATCCTTCCGCGGGAATGCGATTCAACCGCCTGTAGCTAGATATGGGACGCATAGCCATCAACTGAATTTTTTTTTGGAAAAACTGTGGGCTGAGGCCCTAAAGTCCACGGCTGATTCCGCGCCACCGGGCCCCGCCTCGATATAAGGCCACCCCCCCTTGCGATCGTCGCAATGTTTTGGACATTGTCCAAATTGACGATTAACGGCCGGCAGATCAGTCACTTGCAGCGTCGGGCTTGTCTGTCATTACAGTCGATTCACCGTCTATGACTTCGCCGGCCGCCCGGTCCTCCAGCATGAACAGAGCGAGGCGCCGCATCTTCTCTCGGGCCGACAGCGTGGTGATGTCTACAGTGTGAAGGACCTCGCCGGAATGCTCGAGCTCGACCCGATCGCCGTAGACCTTGGGCTTCAGTTTGCCGAGGAGCCACTGGCGAGCATGGATGCGCAGCTTGTCCCGCTGGACGTTCGCATGGTTGGCCACCATGACCTCGTCGCCGTACTTGTTGAGCCCCGGCATGGTGTCCATCGTGCCATCGTCGGCAATCTCGAGGATGTCCGAGGCCCAGTACTCCATCAGGTCGTCGCGCGCTGCGCAATACTGGTCTCTCAGCTCAGGCTTTTCCCGAAGCCATCGCAGCACTGTTGACTTGTGCGGCATTTCCGGGTCCCGGCAAACACTCCTCAGGGACTCGCCCTGACTGATGCGGTCGCAAATGCTGGTGAACAGAGCGGGAGTGAAGATCGTCACGGCTCCTGACCTTCTCGGAGCAGCAGTAGAAACCTGCGCATCCTTTACGGTCTTTGGTGATGTTGCCTGCAAGGTCGCTCTCCGAAGGCTAGTAGGTGCGCCGATCTTAACTCTTTTTGCCTCGAGGGGTTGACAGCGGAAAGGATTTCCGGGCAAGGTGGCCTTCGGCCAACCGGGAGCGGTTAGCCACAACGACAAACGCGAGGACTACAACATGAACGAAGCAATCACACTGATCGGCGGTCTCGGATGGCTGGTCGTCTTAATCGTCAAGCAGGCTCTCCACATCTGGAGGGCTGCAGCATGATGGATACCAACAGCAAGCAGCTCTGGGATGCCATGTCTCTGAAGTCCGAGGCTCACGGCGAAACCAACGACTGCACAGTACGTGCTCTGACTGCCTCGACAGGTCTGGACTACGACACTTGCCACGCTCAGCTCAAGAAGCAGGGCCGCAAGAATCGGAAGGGCTGTCACTGGTTCATCGAAGGCCCCAAGGCTGCCGAGGCGCTCGGATTCACGATGCGCAAAATGGACCGCAGCGAGTACCGGGCCAAGACCATGATTACCGCTGAACGTGACCGGGCATTCCGCTCCGGCTCATTCTGCGTTTTGGTCCGAGGCCACGTAGCAGCACTGGTCGATGGCAACGTCATTGACTGGTCGCAAGGTCGCCGGCATCGGATCGCAGCAGTCTACGAAGTGACCCGCAATGCCAATGCACCAGCACCGCAGCCAGCACCGAAGGCTCGCAAGCTGCCGAAGGGCTCAAGCGACTGGCGCTCATTCCGCAAGTACAAGAAGCAAGACAATCTGGAGCTGTTCTGATGCGCCGACAGATTGACCTTTTCCCCGTATCACGACCCGGTCGGATCGAGCTCCCTGAGGGCTCTCCGATCGTGGTCTGTTACGGAGCTGGCGTCGACTCGACGGCCATGCTGATCGCCCTTCACCGGCAGGGCATAACGCCGGACCTAATCACGTTTGCCGATGTCGGAGCTGAGAAGCCTGAGACCTACGCCATGGTCGAGACCATGAGCGAGTGGTGCCGATCGGTCGGCTTCCCTGAGGTCACAGTCTGCACGAAGCTAACCAAGCCTGAGACCGGCTACGATGACCTCACCGGGAACTGCACAAGCAACGAGACTCTGCCATCGCTGGCCTTCGGAATGAAGAGCTGCAGCATCAAATGGAAGCAGGGACCGCAGGACCAATTTCTCAAGGGATGCAAGTCCGGGCCAAACGCTCGAGACCCGCACCCCGTATGGCTTGGGGCCCAGGATCGCGGCGTCAAACCAGTCAAGCTGATCGGCTACGATGCAGGGCCGGCAGATCTCCGCAGATCCAAGAAACTCAAGGAGAGCGATGCTTGCTTCGAGTATCGCTATCCGCTGCAGCAAATCGGTATGGCTCGGGAGGAGTGCATCGCGTTAATCCTCGACGAGGGACTACCCGTACCGATCAAGAGCGCCTGCTACTTTTGCCCCGCATCCCAGAAGTGGGAATTGTGGTGGCTGGCAGGCGCTCACCCTGAGCTCTTCGAGAAGGCCCTTGAGCTCGAGGTCATCGCCATGACCGGACATCACACCCGCTTCGATGAGATCGAAATGGGCGCCGGCTTCATGGAGCTGATCGGGTCAGGCAAACGCTGGCCGTCGACCTCGACAACAGTCGGGCTAGGCCGGTCGTTCGCTTGGAACCACTGGGCACGGATGAACAACGTCTGCGACAGCAACGGCAAGGTCATCGCTGACCCTGACTGGTGTCTGGCGCAGGCCAATCGACTCAAGGCCAAAGGCGGCAACGCTGCGGACCTGAGAACCTGTTAGACCACAACCGCGAGGAAACACCATGGAACAGTTCAAAACGATCGACCGCTCACCAGCCAGCGTATCGGCTGCCATCAAGGCCTACCGGGCTGACTGCACCAGAGTCAAGGCCGAGGCCGAGAAGCACTGTCACGCTCGCTGCCACATCGTAGGCCGAGGCGTGGAGATCATCGCTCTCGACGAGACTGGCGAGCGCAACGACGATCTCGGAGGCCCTGACTACATCAGCGCCAAGGAGCTGACAGTCGGCTACCTGAAGGCCCACGCCCAGAACTGGGCCAAGCACTACAGTCCACAGCCTGAGGCTCGAGGAGGACACCGTCTGGCCGCGATCCATCTGGCCGGAGGCTTCGACATCTACGAGAACTTCGGGGAGTACATGCAGGCCCAGAAGGGCGACTGGATGGACTACGACATCTACGAGGACTGGGCAGGGCAGGACATCGCCATCGAGCTGCTGGTGCCGGCCGAGGAGACCAAGGCCACGCCAAAGTGCTTCATGTGTCCTGCCGACGCTGAGTACTTGGTCCACGGCCACAACGTCTGCGAGGCATGTGCCACGGAGATCTGCTGAGTTGCCAGCTAGAGCATCCTGCGGGGTGCTCACTGGTGGTAATTTTGCCATCGAACGCGAGGACTAGAAAATGACACGACAACCAAAATGGACACCCGCTGAGAACACGGCCGTCATCGGCCTGTACTGGCTCATGTCCGAGTACGTCCTGACCGGCGCCGAGTACAACAAGGCGCAGATGGTCAGAGCAGTCCGAGGCGTCCGCTTGGACGGCTCGATCCAGAACCCTGAGGCACCTCTCAAGGACCGCAGCCGAGGAAGCATCG